GTCAGCGCGTGGGCGATCTCGCGCTGACCTGTCACGCCGCAAAGGGCGGGGACCCGACCACCGACAACTACACCGTGCAGGCGATGCGGGTTCGCAAGCTCACTCCGCGCGAGTGCGAGCGGCTGCAGGGCTTCCCCGACGACTACACGCTGATCCCCGGTGCGAGCGACACCCTCGGTACCACGCACTCGGCAACTCGATGGCCGTCCCCGTCATGCGGTGGATCGGCCAGCGCATTGACTTCGTTGATCGCCTTCTCTCGCAGCAACCCCAGGAGTGACCGTGTTCATCTGGACTGACCTAGAAACAACGGGGCTCAACCCCGAAGCCGACGAGATCCTAGCCGTGGGGCTGCTGATCACCGACAATACGTTCAACGAGATCGCGCGCTTCGAACGGGCGGTCCACGTGCCCGCTGGCTGGCGCGCGATGCGGGACATGTCCCCTTACGTGCTCGACATGCACACGAAGTCAGGGCTGATCGAACGCGTGGCCGACTCGCGCCTTTCCCTCGCCGACGTCGAGCAGCAGGCGTGCGAGTTCCTCGATCAGCACCTTGGGGAACCCGCCGAGAAGATCACCGCGCGCCCCCCGATGGCGGGGAACAGCGTTCACTTCGATCGCGCGTTTCTGCTGCGCCACTGCCCCGAGCTGATCCGCCGGTTCAATTACCGCCTGCTCGACGTCAGCACGCTGAAGGTGCTCGCGTGCGCCACGGTGCCGGGGGCCCAGGCGTGGAACGATTCGCGCCCGCCGGCGCCGCACACGCCGATCGCCGACCTCGAGGGCTCGATCGCGGAGCTCGCCCACTGGCGCCAGGTTCTCAGCGTGCCCGTCTTCGCGCGGGCGGTCCCGTAAAAAGCTGACGTACACGCCCCGCGTCTTCCTCCGACTGGGCTAATTCGACGGGTAGGGCGTGTAGGCGCCCTGCCCGTTGTCCTGTGCGGGGGCTCGCGGGCGGGGCGAGCTACACAACGTTTACACAATGCCGGCTGCACTTTCCTGCACTTCACTGCACTCTAACCGTGCGAAACCATTGATATTCGAGCTGGGGAACTAGGATTCGAACCTAGGCGCTTGCGCTCGTAGAATCGGGCCTATATACTGCCCTACACAATGACTACACAACGCGCACCCCTCCCCGCTTGCCCGTCCCCCTCGTGCCGCCGCTGCGCCGCGCTCAAGACCCGCGTTGGTTGCGGCGCCTGCGTTCAGAAGTTCAACGACGCGATCGGGGCCCGCGCCCGCGCCGACATCCGCGAGGGCGAAACGTTCGGGGCCGCGATCCTTCGTGTCGTCGCGGAGGTGTCGCCGTGAGCTACTCGCGCCGTCACTACCGCCTGATCGCGAACGGCGGACCTGATACCGCCGCCGTCATTGCCGAACGCATCCGGGCACGGGAGATCTCCGAACAGGTCGACCGCGAGCGTGACGCCCGCTTCGGGGCGATCACCGCAGAGAACGCTGACGCGGTGATCAAATGGCAAGCCGCGCGCCTCGCCGAGCTGCGCCGGGGGTCCAAGTGAACGCCCGCCTGTTGCGCGACCTGCAACGGTTGCTCGTCGAGCTCTACAACGACGCCGCGAACAACGATGAACCGAGCCGCGCCCGTCGCATGGGCGCCCTGTTGCGCCGCGTCGAACGAGCACTCGCGAAAGCGGGGCGCTGACCGTGCCCGCCTGGGCGGGACGTTGGAAGGGCGGGCGGTTCTACGTCGACCGCGAAAGCGGGAAGCGGGTGTTCTTCATCGAACGCCGCGGGCGCAGTGTGCGCCTGACCACGCACGACGAGGATCTAGCCGTCGGTGAGCTCGCTCGCTTCCTCGCCGACCCCGTCGCGTTCATCAGGCCGGCGGCGCCGCGCGTGCCCGTCGAGCTCGAGCCCGTGCTGATCACGAAAGAGCGGCTCGCCCTGTACCTCGAGAGCATTCACACGACCGTCAAGGATCACCGTGCCGCGCGCTACTCGCAGCTCACGGGATGGGCTGACCTGGGCCTCGACCTCCGAACCGTCGATCGCAAGGCCCTACGCGCTGCGCTGGCCACGTTCGACGGGGGCCACCGCGGGCGAACGGAAGCCCTGAACGCGTTTGCTCGCTTCCTGGTGAAAGAGGGCGAGCTCGCGACCTGGAACCCGCTGGTGAATCACCGCGCGCCCGCGGAGACCCGCGCCGAGCGTGAGGCATACGCGCTCGAGCAGCTCGGCGACACGTTCGCGCGCCTCGAGGTGGGGCCCATTCGTGACGTGTTCCACCTGAGAGCCGCAACGGGGATGCATCACACCGAGCTCGAGCAGCTCGCCGGGGCACGTCAGACGGCGGGGCCACTGCCCGATCGTGGTGCGTGGATCCGAGAGTTGCCGGTAAAGAAGGACGAGAAACCCCACGCGATCGCCGGCGTGCTGCAGGTGACGCACCGAAAGAAATCGAAGGTCGATCGCCGTCACCGCGTGTCGGTCGACCGCGCAACGCTCGACGCCGCGATCCGCCTGACCGCCGGCGTGCCTGGTCGGATCGCCGTGTGGAAGGCCCTCGACCCGCTGACGCCGTCGAACCTGCGCCACACGTTCGTCACCCTCGCGGGCGAGGTCGGGGAGCTCGTCACCTACAAAGCGCCAGGTGTCGACCGCGCGCGCATTCAGCAAATCGTCGGTCACCGCGCGGGGAGCGCAATGACCAGCGATCGTTACGACAAGCTGCAGGTGCCGCCGATGATCAGGCTTCCGTTGCCGTGGTGATCTAGCGCCCGCGCATCGCCTTGATCGTCACCCGCACCTGTTCGCGCAAAGCCTCGGTGACCCGAACGAAACGGCGCGCCGCGTGATCGTCCCGAAAAGTCTTACATTCGTCGCAGCGCTCTACGCTCAGAGTTTCTGAGTTAACGACCACGCCCGACATGCACGAACCACATTCAGTCTTGATCATCGATTCTCCAAATTGCCTGAATCGGGAATCGGATCAAGCGGTTAGCAGGTCGGCGAAGTCGGCTTTCGACCAGCCCGCGCGGGTCGGCATTCGCGCTGCGCGTCGTTTCGCTGGGGTCGGGGTGAGTGCCCGCTCGACGCTCGCGCGGTAGATCCGCAGGGAACGCCCGAACCGGGGCGCGCGCTCGAGGGTGCCGTCAGCCAGGAGCTGAAACACTCGCCGGCGTTTGCACCCCAGGAGCTCACACGCCGCTTCAAGGCTGATCACGTCGACCATGGCCCGAGATCTGAACTGTTCAGCGGAATCTGTCAATCGGGAATCGGGAAACGGGTTGACGGCGCCGAACAGTTAGGGCATTGGTTGGTCACAATGACTGAATGGATCCAGACCCGCAGCGGTAAGAAACTCACGCCGCGCGCGCTCGAGGTCGACCAGGTGGGGAACATCTACGAGATCGCTCACGCGCTCGCGCACGAATTCCGATTCTCGCGGCAGACCTTGATCCCCTACTCGGTCGCCGAACACTGCGTTCGCGGGTCGCGCCTCTTGCCCGCGGCGTTCGCCGGCGCGTTCCTCTTGCACGAGCTGAGCGAGGTCTACCTTCCCGACGTGCCCGCGCCGTTGAAGCCTTACGTGTTCGTGGAATCGGAAGCCTCACCCGCGATCACCTGGGCGGACCTCGAGCGGCAACACACGACCGTCATTCTGAAAGCCCTCGGTCTCTCGTCGCTCGAGCCGCTGATCTACTCGCCCGAGGTTCGACGAATGGATCTTGCGATGCTCGCCGCGGAGAAACGCGATCTCATGAGCCCCGAGCCCGAGCCGTGGGGCCTGGCCGTCGAGCCCGCGAACACGGGGCCGATCACGCCGTGGTCGCCAGCGGTCGCAGCGGTTCGGTTCGGCGAGCGGTTCCACGAGCTGTTTGACACGAGGGTCTGACGTGAACTCGCACGCGAAGAACCTGGATCGCCTCGAGCAGATCCTCAGAAAGAAACCCCTGACGGGTCTCGAGATCGCGAGGGCTATGGGCTGCAGCAAGCCCGCCGCCTACGCTCGGGTCGAGGCGCTGCGAGCTCGAGGTGCGAACGTCTACACGATCACCGAGCGCACGGGGGGCCGAACGGGGCCCGCTGCAAAGTCTTTCGGTGTTCGATGATCACTCGAGTCGGCGGTTCTTCCTGGGCACGCCTTTGTAGGAAGTCGTGTTTCGGCACGCGCGACACCAGCCCGCGGCGGACTCGAGCCCGCGGCGGATAACGACGCCGAAGTCTTTGCCGACGTTCTTTTCGATTCCGCAATGAGGGCAGGTCTTGACCACCTTGAACCACTTCGGAGCGATCTTCGCCTTTACCCGAGGGCCGATTCGCGTGATTTCATCCGGCGGCACAGCAACGGGCGGAGCTCCGATCGGCGGAAGGGCTGATCCGTATGCCTCGAGGTTCGCTCGAGCCTCACGGATCAGCCGCTCGCGCTCGGCTTTTTCGGCAATGAACCGCTGCAGAACTTCTTCGTCGGTCAGGACTCGCTTCGTTGTCGCCATCATTCGGTCTCTTTCGCCTGCCCCCACGATTGAGCTCAGGCGCTTAACAGTTAAGGCGACGGAATCGGAAAGCACAAGCGAGAGACACCCGATTCGCCGGTTTGTAACTGCCCGAAATCACGAGGTTGTCAGTGTCGCGCGGTAAGACGTCGATGCGCTCGAGGGGCGCCGGGCGCGCGGGTAGTCAGGCCCGCGCGAAACGCAGGGGGTTGTGAGATGAGAGTAGGTGCGGAAGTGAAAGCGAAGAATCGGATCGTGGAATCGACCGAGAAGGGGGAAGTGATCCACGCCGAGCCAGGTGACGTCGGGCGGATCGTGGGCCTTTGGGATGCGTGGCGAATGGTTGTTTTCGTGCGTTCGTCTGGCGCGGTGCAATGCCACCTCGACGAGCTCAGCGATCCGTAACGTCAGCGACCGGGCGAACGGGAACCAGCGAGAGCCGAGGTTTCCCGTTCGCCCGCTGGGCGCATTCGTAGCCGTCGCAGCACACTGACCCGAGCCCGTGCCTCATGTGCGCGGGCTCGAGGTTCCGATCCGGTTGTCGCGCCCCGCAGACCGCGCAGACCGCGCACGCGCTCACGGGTAGCACTCGGGGCACGCCGCGGACTCGTCGATCGGCCAGGACCGCCCGCATTCGCTGCAGCGCAGGCGCACCGAGGGTTCAGCCGAGCTCGCCACGACTGACGGGGCGGGACTCATGCAACGCTGATCGCACATCGGATCTCTGCACTCGGTCGCGTGATTCGGGACGAACGTGATCCCGAGCCCGATCTGACCGAGCTGACCGATCTGCGTGTGCGGTTCCATCGGCTCAGGGTAGCGCTCGAGGATCCCCGCCGCCGCGGCGTTCATCGCTCCAACCCAGTCACCCGATACCGCCGGCGGGCGATCATCGTTCCAGTTGCCCGAGAGCATGGAATCGCGCAGCACGACCAGCGACGCGATCGCTTTCGTCACGTGAGAGATACCGGAATCGAGATCGAGGTCTTGCCCTTCCCACCACGCCGCCAGGTGCCGCAAGCTCGCGTCAAAGTAGACCGAGGCGCGAACGCCTGCGGTGCGGTAGTTGTGGCGTCCGTATTTGCAAGCGCCCTCGAGCAGCGCGAGCCCGACCTCACCGACGACCCGCGCGGGGACCGTCGAAAACGGAACCTTGCTCGAGCCGATCGCGTCTTTCGGGTTCGTCGGTTTGAGCCCAGCGTCGCCGCGTGCGTGCTCGCGTTCATCGAACGGTGTCTTCATTTGTCCCCCACGAGGCGCCATTTTCCGTCAACGATGAACATCAGCGAACGCGCGCCAGTCGCGTAGGTGATCACGTGCGCGTTCTGCCAGCTCGATGGACCGCCGGTGTACTCGAGCGATCTCGGGGTCGACGTGCCGACGCGGTAGTGACCTTCCTCGATCCCCGGCGTGTGCCCGTGCGCGCTCGTCACCTTCGCCCCGATGCGGCTCAGGTTCTTCATCGAACCGCGGGTGCCGTTCGGCCCACGATCGCCGTGAAGCCCACACTCGATATCACCGAGCTTGAAACTCTCGTCGACGCCCAGACACCTGATCGGCGCCTTGCCGCGGAGCTTTTCGACCCAGTAGGTGAACGGGTCCGCGTACTCGGCGCCGCCGGGGCCCACGCGAACGCTCGCGAGCATGGCGCGCGCGGTATCGAGGTAGAAAGCCGCGTTCGCCGGGGCCGATCTCCAATCGGTCGAAATGACCCAGCGACTCAGGAAGTTGTCGTGATTCGACGCGACGATCACCGACTTGCGCCCGACCGTGCGATCCTTGACGAACTGGATCGCATGCTCGACCTCGGCGCGCACGTCGCCCCACTTCGCGCGGTGCTTCGCCGCAGCGATGAACGGGTTTGCCCCGTGGTGAGGGTTCACGCCGTAGCCGTCGAACAGATCGTTCCAAACCAGCACGCGCGGCTGAAGCACCTCGACGATCCCGCCGGGGCCGAAGGTGGCCCGGTCGACCGCGGGGTCAGCCACGCGCGCGTGAGTGTCGCCCATCGAAAGCCCGAGCGGGGGCGGGGCAGGGCGGTGACCGCGCGCGGTGTAGTGCGTCGTCAGGTGCGTGAACGAGCCGTCGACCCGATCGGCGTTGATTTGCCAGAGCCGGAATTGCCGGCCCTCGAGCTCGACAACGATCGCGCCGAGGTAGTGATGGAATCGGCCCAGGGCGCCGGCCTTCGTGTCGGTGTAGTTGCGCCGGGTGATCGCGCCCGTGGTCGTGAGGATCTTCGGGTAGCGCGAGCTCGGCGCCGCGATCGAGCGGAGCTGCATTTTCGGATGGGCGATCACGCACGACTCGGCACCCGTCAGTGCTTCGAACCCCGTGAGGGGGCTCGACGCCGTCGGCTGAACTTTCACGTCCGCGCAGAGAACGAGGTTCGGCCCGAGCTTTCGGCGCACGTTGAAAAGGTACGGCTCGAGCTCGGGGGCCCAGTGATCTTCAGTCTCCTGTTTCCGGGACCAGATCGACGTGGGGTTTTTGTATCTGAACGGCACGACGAGCAGTTCTGCCCCGAGGTGTTTCGCCGCGACTTTGAGGGCCGCGAGAAATCCCGCGTGAACCGGCGTTGCGTTCTGCGCCGAGGTGATCAGGTATCGCGTTGCTGTAGTGGGGCGCGCGTGACGCGTGGGGTCTGGCGCCGTCGCCGCCGCGATCCTCCGCGCGGGCGCGCGTTTGTTCTTCTCGCGCAGATCGCGGTTCTGCTCGACCGAGTGTTCAAGACAACGCCCGCCGGGTCGGCGTCGAACCCGATTGCAACCGCTCACGGGGCACAATGACACTTAGAATTCCCCCGAGACGCTGACGCCGACCGCGCCAACGCTGTTCGCCCACACTCCCGCGCTCACGCCCCCGAGGATTCGTTTCTCGACTCCCAGGCCGATCACCAGGGGGCCCGCGATGCTCAGCTTTGGATCGACCAGCGAGGCCCCCACCTGACCCGTGACGCGCCAGTCGGGGCGCAGGGTGACGGTGCGCGAGCTCGATCCCTCGCTGGTCGTGCTGCGCCTCGAGGCGAGATCTTCGGTTCGCGCGGTGTCGCTCCCCTCGTGCTCGATCGACCGGTCAGCCGTGGTCGTTGCGGTGCCGCCGTCGGGATACGCAACGACGGTCGTAACGACGTCGCGGTAGACGATTCGGTTCACGGTCTTCGTGAACTTCACGCCCTTCAAGAGCTCGTCCACCGTGAGATCGCGATACTGGATCCGGGTCTCGACCTTCTCAGGCCCGAGGAATCGGCCCGCAGAGAAGCCGAGAGCCGCCGCGACCAGCACGACCCCGACGACAGTGATCCACTGACGCACGGTCACGAGGGCACCTGAAGAAAGAGGGCGCGTTCTGCAGCGCGGCGTTTCACCAGGCCGGGGAGCACAATCTTTTCCCCCTTCGGCGTGGTTGCGTGAACCCACTTCCTAAACTCGTTCGCGGCGTTCAGGATCCGCCCCGCGTTCGCCTCTTTCAGAAGGGTCGATTTCTCGAGGGCCTCGAGCCCGCAGTTGAACGCGAACGACACGAGCGCGCTGAACTGGTTGGCGTTGAGCTTGGGGGCGAGTGCAGTGACGCCCCGCTCGTATCCAAACAGGTCGTATTCCAGGATCACTTCAGCTTGATGCTCGGTGATCCGGTCGCCGATTCGCACGTCGCCGGTGTGGCCGTAGCCGATCGTCGGAATCCCCGCGGGGCAAAGATACGCCTCGAGGCGCAGAGACTCCGCTTCCATGATCAACCGCCGGCCCGCGTCGTTGATGATCATCGCGCTTTCACCAGGCGCAACGGTGACGGCGTCGCCTCTTTGCGCCTGAGTCGCTCGAGCACCTCGTCAGCTCGCGCGTGCGCCTGCTCGAGCTCGGTTCGCAGGGCTGCGTGCGCCTTTCGCACGAGCTCATTTTCGCGCTTCGCCGCGATGTCTTCCGGCGTGGTGGGGACCGCGGGCTTTCGTGCCATCACTGCACCTCACGCGAGTTTCGGTTCGTGAGGCGCTCGACGATCTCGAGGGCCTCGGTCAGCTTCGTGGAAAGTGGAACGATCTGCATAAGCAACTCCCGCATTTCCTTTGCGTTCTCGCGCTGTGCGGTGAGCTGCTCGGCGTGCATCGCCGCCACCGCTGCAGCGTGGGCAGTGTTCTGCGCGATCGCGTAGCGGACCACGAACGCCAGGGCTACGAGGGTCAGCACCAACGCCCAGGGCAGGAAGTTGGCGCCGAGCCCTTCAGCCGCGGCTTTCGGGTCGATCTGCGCGAGCAGCATCACTTAGAAATACAGGAATCGGGAATCGGCCTCAAGTCTGGGTGCCGACCACGGCCCAGGCGCTGCCGTTGTAGATTCGGAGCTTTCCGTCGCTGATCCCGACGTACAAGTCGCCCATTTGCGCGTTTGCGGGGACGCCCGTTTGAGGGACGATCCGCATAGCAGCCCGAGCAGGGTTCGACGCCGTTCCGCCCTCAGCGATCACTCCGTAAGCTGCAGCACTCACGCCGTCACCGCGCACACCCGCCGCGGTCGCCGAGGTCAAGGTTGCCGTCCCCTTCACGCCGTGCGTGCCGCCCGACGCGTCGAGCCCGCCGCCCGTGTGATAGTTGCGAACCGCCACGGTGTAATCAGAGCTCGACCCCTCGCCGGCGTTAGACTCAAAGAGCCCGCGCAGACCGCCGCCCCCGCCGCCCCCGGCAACGTAGGACGCGATCAGCTTGCTCGTGAAGGTCTTCACCCCCGTCACGGTCTGCGAGGCGGTTCCAGTGACGCGCACAAACAACCCTCGGATCGAGTCGCGGAGCTGCGTGTTCGTTCCTTTCACGAGCGTGATTCCCGCGTCGGTCGCGAGGGCGACCAGCTCTTCCTGAACCATGTTCAGCCAGTGCTTATCGACCTGGGTCGGGAGGCGCGGGACAGCCGGATCGCCCTCGTCGAACAGGTTTCCCACGTGTGCGTCGGCGTCGATTCGGTGCATAGCGATTCCTCAGAGGTAGGTGAAGACAACGACAATATGCGCGTGGGTTGCGTGCCGAACGACTCGTTCGAAGTCAGCAACCGAGAGTGCGCCCGCCGTCGGCGCGTTGAGTGTGATCCGCATCGTGTAAGCCCACGCCTCGCCATAGACGCGCGCGCCGACGCGCCCGTTCACCCTGAGCATGGACGTTGCGAACCGCTCGATCTGGTTCACCGGATAGCCGCACGCGGCGCAAAGCGCGGTGAAGAACGACAGGTTTTGTCCAGTGCGCCCTACGAGCTTTTGCGTCACTGCAACTCGGCGCTGCGCAAGAGTCGCGGGGATCGCGATCACCTGCTCGTCGGGCAGTGCGAGGACCCGCTCCCAGTCGCCGATCGTCTCGGTCGCGGTGCGTGGATCGGTCTCCTCAAAAAGATCACGCGCACGCGTGATCACTCGGTCGACCTCGTCACCGACGCCAACCATGAGCCGGTGCAGGGTGCTTCCCGCCTCGAGCTCCCACAACCGCCCGGGGGGCAGAAGGTCGAGCAGGCGCGAACCCGCGCTCGACGACGGAAGGCCCGCCGAATACGTGAACGCGTTGATCGCGGTGCCAGTCTGCAGGTCGGGGTTCCTGACGACCACGTTGACCGCGCCTGCGGCGTGCGCCGGCGTGACGCAGGTGATTGACGTTGCGCTTACGAACACGACCGACGTTGCGGGGATTCCATCGAACGCGACCGTCGCCCCAGAAACGAAACCCGTTCCCGTGATTGTTACCGCGGTTTCACGCGGACCCGCCGCCGGGGAAACGCTGACGATCGTAGGCGCGTCGGGGAACGGATGCGATAGCGCATTGCCCGAGTTGTAGAGCCGCGCGATCTCGCTGCCCGTAAGGGGGCGGTTCCAAAAACCGAGCTCATCGAGCGATCCGTTTTGTTGAAGGAAACCGGCGTATCCCTGATTTACGGCGTTGAAGTGTGGACCGGGGTTTGTGCGCCCCGTGAACGTCTGATCAAGAACCCCGTCTTTCCAAAACTGAACCGTGCCCGCGTTGTACGTGATCACGAAATGGACGAACGCCGCGGGCGCGGTGAACCAGCTTCCCGCGTTAGCGACACCATCGTAAAAGCCGAACCGACTATTCCCGCCCGGTGACGCCTGCTCCCAGTAGATGCCCGCGCTTGTGCCAAACACCGCGTAATTGATCAGCTGGGCCGCGTAGGTGCCCGTCGGCCCGTAGATCGGGAGTGCAGCCTGATTAGGGTTGTTGACCCAGAAAGAGACTGACCACTGCGAGCCGAGGGTAAAATTCGCGACCTGGACCTGACCGCGAACACCCTGACCGATCTTGCCAGTGACGTAGGCGTTCGCTGGCGCCCCCGAGGGTGTGTTGCTGCCCGGACTGGTGAACGTGCCGCCGGCGCCGCCGGCGGAATCAGCCATACTTCCATCGAACTTGTAGTAGGCCGCGAGGCTCGTCAGGAGGCTCACAAGAACCCGACCGATCCGAGCGAAGCGAGCTCATTCGCTCCGTTTGTGACGTTCGCCGCGGGGCTCACGAGAGAAAAATCAGTCACGCCGGGGGAAGTGCCGATCGCAGTAGTGAGTCCCGAACGAAGGATCGTCTTTCCCGGTTCGGCGTTACGGGTCAGATAATCCACGAGCTGCGCAGCGACGGCGTTCTGTACCGCGACCGTGTTGGGTACGACGCTCAGAGTCACGTTGATCGGAGCCAGGGAAGGGGCAAACGCGGTGACCGTCGCGTGCGCCGGCGCTTTCGACGCGAGATAGCTCTGCACCTGCGCGACTTCACCGACATCGGGAATCGGGCTCGCGTCGCCGTCGCGCACGAACCGAACGAGCACGGTGCCCGGCCCGAGCCCGTTCGCCACGGGCCACGCGCGCGTGACGCCCGCGACTTCTTTTGCCCAGGCGACATAGTCGGCGAGGGTTCCACCGTGAGCGGGTTCAGCCATGCGCTCGAGCAGGCGAACGCGCAGTGCTTCGATCGTTTCCTCGTCGTTTCCGTCAGCCGGATCGGGGTCGACGGTGACCGCCGCGTTCGCCCCCGAGATCGGTGTCTCAAACGAAAGGATCATGCCTTCAATCAGGTTTCCGTACGAGCCTGGAACGACCGCGGTGATCATCTCGATCGCGATCCCTCCTGAGATCGTGCAATCAGTGTTGGTCGTGTACTCCACGCCGTCAGACCGTCGCAGCACGGTCCCCGCGGGAATGACCGTCGTGTTCACTCCGGTGAACCTAACTTGCCCCGCGGCATACGTCGGCGCAGTTCGGGTGACGCCGTAAAGCCCCGCCTGACGAACGAGGAACTCGGCCTCTGATTGATCGGGAAAGATCTGACGGCTCAGCCACTCGAGGTGACCGTGAAGCATGTGCGCCGCACCCGCGATCACGCGGGCAAGAACGGTCACGAACGAGCGGCGCAGAAGGGCGCCCTCGAGCTCGAGGCGCGAGGAAAGATCCGCAGCGATCCTCGATGCTAGGGTGGCAAGGGTGGGGCGCGAGAAAGCCATTTTCAGTTGACCTCTGCTGACCAGGCGCGATCGAACCGAAACCGCACGGGGTCAGACGTGGGGCGGTGAAGAGTGACCTCGAGCTGCCAACCCGCCCCGAGGAATGACGCCGCTACGTCGACCGCGGTTGCGACCCCGTCGGTGATGAACCACGCCAAGGCCTCGCGCGCGTATTCCTCCGCGCGGTCGAGGGTGGCCCGTGTGTTCGTCGCGCGCTCAAGCAACCAGAGGCGAGATCCGATCTTGTCTCCCGCGGCAACGGGGAACGCGTCGGCCCACCACCCGCGACGGTCGGTCCCGCCCTCAGGGAGCACGTCGCCCGGTTCGGCCTGACGGTCAAGGAACAACGAAAGCAGGACCGCGGTTCGCATCCCGCCCTCACGCCTGAGATCGTTCGCCTCGAGCGCGAGGTCAAACGCAAGATTCGTAAGGCTGTACTCGAGCGCGAGGTCGCTCACGAGGGGCCCCCCGTGTTGCCTGAAATCGTGCCGACGGCGCCGGCAACCGAGATCGGCGAGTTGGCTGGGGTGAGTCTGTGCGTGTGCGAGTTGAGCGAGATCCCGTTGCCGACGACATCGGCTGACGCAGTGAGGGTGCCGGTAACCGTGACATCGCCCGAGATTTCTACGGGCGTAGCGATCTTGACCGTCTGCCCGGCCTTCGGCGCGAGCTCGATGTCACCGTTCGCCTTGAACACGATCCTTGCTCCGGTGTGGTTGTAAACGGCGACTTCGCCCGATGCCAGATTCCCGATTCTGTATCGCCGATCCTCTACCCCGAGCGCAAGCCCGTGATCGCGGCGCCCGCCGACGAAAACGAGCACGGTTTCAGCCCCGTCGAGCGGGACCGAGGTGAACCCGTATTCCTGAAAGCGTTCGACTTCGTCGCGGGTTTCGCCCTCGAGAAGATCGATCTGCAGCTCTTGAACTTTCTTCGCATCGTCAGCGGCACGCACCACGCCGCGACCGATCAAGTTCGAAACGCGCACCGACAACGGGCGCAGGATTCGGGTGATATCCTCGAGCCTCACACGCCCCTCACGATCTCTTTCCAATAGCGATTTCCCCCGCCGCCGGCCTTCGCGATCGTCGGGTCAGGGGTGAACGCTTTCGGGTTGCGTAGGTCGAGCTCGGTCAGCGTGCCGCCCGAAAGATCCTGGGTGAGTGTCACGCCTGCGATCAGCATGTCGCCATTGACGCCAAGAGACGGGGATCTGATCTCTACGAGGTGATTGATCGGCCAGACTGGATCAAAGACCGATTCAACCCAGCCCTGAACGGTGACCCTGACCGAGTCCCCGCGCGCCGAACGCGTCGCCGCTTCCCACTCCGCGCGGCTCTTTGCCAGGGAGCCGGTCACGTTGTGCTCGGGGCGGATGATCAACGTGCGACCGTCGCGCGCGTTCAGGTCCGTCGCGGTGCCCTTCACGCCCGCGGCTTGCTTGCCTGAGAGATCGTTGCGCCCCTTGTGGGAGCCCATGACCTCATAGGTGCGAAACCGGCCCGCGGCGTCGAACGTCGCCGACCCGCGAAGAATGTTCCGCCCTTCCACGAGATTCGTTGCAAGCCGATCGGTTCCAGTGCGCGAGAGCACGAGCCCGCCGAACCCGTCGGGGATCGCGAGCAGGCCTGCAATGCGACAAAGGTTCTCGAGCGCTGCCGCGGCGGTGTCTCCCGGATCGATGCTGTGCTTTTTCGGGAGCGTGACGCTTTCAGCCACAAGCCCCGGCTGCAGCGAAACCCTGACACCGTAGGGCTCGCAGATCTTCGACGCGAGGTTGAGGACGTTGACGTTTTTGAACTGCCACGCGCCGAGCTGCGCGGAGCAATCAACCACGTCACCCGAGCGATCGCGACCCTCGACGGTCAAGCTTCGGGTGTCGGCCTCGAGCGTGGGGCTTCGCCGGTCGATGAACCCCGTAATCACCGAGACGCCGGCGATCGAAATCACGCATTCATCGCCCTCACCGATGGGCCACGGCTGATCCTGCCCCGCCCACTTTTCGGAGATCGAAAGCGAGAACGAGCCCGCGAGCGCTTCGATTGAGCGGGAGATCTTCACCGACTCCCAGCCGCCGTAACGCTTGCCGCCCACGGTGAGCTCGACGACCGGATCAGCCATCGGTGAGAACCTCGAGCTCGGTCCCGCCGGCAATGAAACACGGGTTTCGGATCCGGTTGCGCCGAATCAAATCCTCTTCGCGCTCGAGGTTCCCATAGAGGCGATGCGCCAACACCAGCGAAGGGACGGTCCCCGGCGGGGTGTAACTCTGCAGTCGGGG